CAGATCATCAGTCGCAGCATCACTTTGGGTGTCCACCTTATGATAGTTCTGAGTTACGGTGATAACACCACTGGCGATTGTGAGTTGTGTTGCGTCTGTAAACTCCACTTCTCCAGAATCATTAATCGGAGTCTTCAGAACATTCTGATTGTCCCTGATGTACGTGTTCATTATGGAGGCAGTTATCAATTCCCCCGACACCCATGTTCGTGGTGATGTCCAAGCCATTGTTATACCCTCAAGGTTTCTCTAGTAAGAACTTTCAACGATTCACCCATCCAATTCCTATGATGCTGTTCTCGCCTTTTCATAAGTTCTTTTTCAATTTCCTTTGCGTCATTAGGAAACACGACGTTGGTGTATCGTCTGCCACAATCAAAGCAACACGACACCTTAAATGTGGGACTCGTTAATCCCCCACCATTACATTCGCAGTTAACAACCCAACGCCCATGATTAATGTAGGCGTCAATAGGATCGGTTACTTCAAAAACGTTTTGCTCTTTTTTAATCATCGCACGACTATGAACTTCAAGATATGAAGCAACGTCGGTTACTCCAGCGTGTTGGTGTCCTTCTGCCGGTCCATGAATAACGTTATCAATCATGCGAACCCCAAGATAGTAGTTAGGCCCAACTCACTTGAATTAACCTGATTCAAAACCCACGCTTGCGTTGCTGTAGCTGGAGCCAATATCCATTCAGTAGTTATGATACCTCCTGCAGCAATAGTCATGCGAACACCATTAATGAAATACCCAACCTCTATCCCACTATCAGTAGTCGTAATACCAGTCATGGTTTCAGCGAAGGTAATTTTATCCCCCGGCTCCCTCGATAAGGATTGAGTCATCATATAGTCCGAGGTATTTGAAGCCAGTTGAAAACCATTCACAACATAACGTGGGTCTTTGTAGATATTGAGAATCCAATTCGCAATTTCATTACCGAACTCTCCAGCGTTGGATTCATACTTCATGTCTACCCTTGAATCACGTTCTCCATACTTATTCATAGATAGGTCATCCGTAGCAGACATAACGGTGTCAGTTACGTCTCGGATTGCCGTGCCTCTAATTTGCAACGTGGTTAAATACGCAGTCGATGAAATATTGTTATTTGTAATTTCCAAATCAACAGCGTTTGCCGCTTGAGTCTTTACAGTGACAGCAACATCAGAGGTGATATTGGTTCCCGTTCCATCGGCTGCTGTATTCGCAATCCAATCAGTAGCCGATACCGGATTGATAATCGTCGCTGCTGCCACACGATATGCGTTGATGGATGCCTCTCGGTATGGGCAATTAATTGTGATAGTTGAACCCGGGGGAATTGATGGTGTGCTACCGGTCGTTGTTAATTCATAAAGCACCGACGTTGATGCGTCGGTAGTTCGTGGATGAACAACGACATAAACAGTATTAATAATCCCATCCCGTCCGCGACTAACATCAAGACCAGTCATGGTGTTGCTGAATGTTCCAGACGCAGAACCAGTCTTAGGTCTATGGTGTCTATCTTCAAATGTTAAAACGCCACCACTGGTGGTGTCTCCCTTAATGTAAAGGTATCCAAGCTCTGAAATCACACAGTCATACAGTGCGCGAAGAACCGATGTCTGTGCATCCAATAAATTATCAAACGCAGTTACGAAGGTTGATTGCCCTTCTGAATAATCTGTCGCTTTCGGAGGGACAGTTACAGCATTATCCACAAGGTCTTTGATTAGTTCATCGCTACGTTTATTTGATTGGACCGTAACGCCTTTGACTTTTGAAATCGCTGCTTCATCCATCCAGTCCACGGCTTGGCACGACACTGTTTCACTTTGATACTGTCCCGCTGCCGGACTAATGCTAATAAGCGTTCCAGTGAATTTGTAGTAGGTGGTTCCACTGTATGTAATGCGAAGCTCAATCATATTTCCTACATCCCAACCAGCTAAAGCATTAGCATGGCCCGGGGAATATGCACCTTGAGCGCCGTGTGTATTTGAAGAACTGTTATCAAGCGTAAAGGTTAGCATTCCTGTGTCGGCAACTCTGTCCAATGGACCAGTGCCGGAAACACCATAGCTGAGTTCAACGTCAGAACTACCAACAACAATATCGCTGGTGATGTTTGTAACTATTCCATCAATCCTCGTTGAAGTTCCAAGTTCACTACTGTCTTCAACGCCAAGAAGCCAGCCACCATAACGTGTGTAGATTTCTGGAGAGGCAGTAATGGTAGGCATCGTCTATTGCGCAAGAAGGATAGCGTCACGTAAATGTATTGGAAGGTTTCTGAGTTCAGACTTTAGACCGCGCACCTCAGCTAACAACGCACGGTCCCGTTGCTCCAAATGAGTCAGTGGAATAATTGCTTCTGGTCCAGCCTCGCCAACGAGTCCTATTGATGGCCTAGTAACAATACCTCCGTGCTGAGCAGAAAAGTCCAAACCAGTTCCAGCATCAAAGTCAGGCATGGAACCAGTTCTGTAATTAACTTTCGCAGAAATATTTATACTGCGTGGAATCGCGTTGACGGTATTCTTGACACCCATTAAACGGTCAATGAGCGTATCCATTTTGCCTATAAGTTTCCCAACTGCATCCGTTATCGCTTTCCATCCTGATTTCTGTTGGCTCTCTAATGCTCCCGCTTCTCTTGCTTGCTCAATAATCTTCTTGGTGTTGTCACTGATAGGAATACCTAATTTCTCATGCGCTTCCATAATTGTTCTCAACGCAGGTCCCATCAGCATTAGAGTTTGCTCTTGAGAGAATCCCTTTTCGATGAGCTTGTCATACATTGAAATACCTTGACGCTCCATCGCTGCTAACGTTTCCGCGTTCAGTGAGCCAGTGCGAGATAACGCAAGCATGGTCTCGTCCAATGCTTCAACGGCAGCAACGAGATTCCCATTCTCCTTTATCCGATTTCTGAAATTTGTTAATTCTTGAATAGCAAGATTGTCGGAGGTAACACCTAATTCCTTTTGTGCTTTATCAATGGCATCTATGGCTGGAGCAGTAGCATTAAGCGCATCAGTAAACGACATACCAGCAGCCAGCGCAGACTCGAAAGAAGCAACAGCAATAATTCCCAAGTCCTCCATTTCCTGCTTGGTGCTTACGCCAGCGCCAGCCATCTTGACTAGACCAGTCGAGACAAGACCAACCTGCTCCCCTACAAACTTCATAGTCTCTGCGCTAATTCCAAACCGTTCTGCAAGCGCAATAAGCTCAACAAACTGCTTACTCGCAACTCCTCCGCTCTGAACGACAGCCTGAGCAATCAAACCAAACGACTCGCCAAATGTTTTAGCTGCCTGAGCCGTAGTGATACCGCCTTGTTCAACTGCGCTGAAAATGTCGCGCACACTTCTGATGGCTTTGTTCACGCCCATCGCAATAACGCCACCTTGTTCTTCAATGATGTCGCTCATGTGCATCATCATCGCGCCAAAATCAGAAGCAGTTGATTTTCTCGTCGCCTCTATTGCTTCTGATAGACCTTTTGAAATTCCTTTTTCAAACATACGTGCGCCAGCCTTGCGAACTGACTCAGCGACGGTTGGCCCACTGAATAATTTTTTAATACCTTTAATGAGAGGACCAGCTAACGCACCAACAGCAGCACCGATAGGCCCAAGCATTGACGCAAAACCTTTTAGGATTTTTCCAGCGCCTTCTTTACTTGCAAGCTTTGTGCCCATCGCTCCAAGAGTGCTACCACCAAACGCTGCACCAGCTTGCGAACCAATCGCTGATAACGCTCCAAACAATCCACCACCGCCCTCAAACGCCCTTACAACTACATCTGGAATACCTTTCATAACAGAACTGAATCCCTGACGTAACGATGAACCCATCATTGCGCCGACGGATGGTAGTCCCGCTGGAGATACACCTCCAACAATTTGACCAGCATCAATCGAGGTCGATACTTTGATTTGATTCTCTTTTGCGAGCCACGGGAATGCTTCAGCGAATGTTGGTAGGTCGCTAATCCCACCAACGATGTTTTGCACCATTAGTTGTGTCTCGTGACCAGCCATTCGGGTCGCTTGCCAAATGCGAGCCATGGCTTGGGGTGCCATTTGACCAAGCGCGTTGTATTTATTGATAGCGGTGTCAATAGTAGAGTGAAGTTGCTTTTGTTCAGCGACGGTAAGATTTGTAATTCCTCCAACGTCTTCAAGCGCCCTCATCATTGCTTGAGCTTCTGGAATAGCACCACGCTTCCATCCATTGGCAATTGTTTCCCAACGCTCCGCAGTCTGCTCAAGTACTGGATTCAATTCATCTTCTACATAACTACCAGTATTCCTAAACTCATCCGCGAGTTTTTTGAGTCCCTTTGTAAGTTGAACTCCACTATCTTCAAGTTCTATCGCTCTCTCAGCTATGTCACGTAATGTTTCTTCAGTGTGACCTCCAACTTTTGTTAACTGCCACCACGCATCGTTTAATGCAGATAAGCCAACGTTACCTTCAAGTAACTTTGCTACAGCCTCACGCACCCTCTCTTGAGAGGACGTAACAACATCGCTTGTTTCACCAAACGACATCATGGCATCTCCAGCTTTTTCAACTAGCCCAGTAAAGAAACCGAACACCTTTGACGCATAGCCACCACTGAGGAACTGAAAAGTATCTTTTATGCCATTAAGTAACCCCTCAAGCATTTTGATAAAGATATTGATTGCGCCTCTGGCAATCTTCAATAGTATCTTTCCCAATCCTAGAAAAAACTTTCCAAGGGCTTTAATGAATCGAACCAGTGGAGCTTGCTTCGCTATCCATAGGACCACCGCTGTAACTAATAATCCAATCGCAATCTTTGGAATCGCAATCGCGGCAGCCAGAGTTTTGAATCCAACAATCATTGTTGGTAACGCTGGCGCAATCATTCCAAACATTAAAACCAAAGGCGCACCCACAGCCAGCAATGCTGCTACTCCAGCAACAACAAGTTTGATAGATGGATGGAGCGCAGCGAACCCGGGAACGACCTCACGGGAAATGAAATGAGCAATAGCCGTTAGTGCAACCATGAGTTTGCGTAGGAGTGGCTCAAGCTCCTTACCTATCGCAAGCAGCACACCTTCAACGGCGCTCGTTAACAATATCCACGCGCCGGTTAAGTTATCCAACATGACATCGGCGATTCGCTGACCAGTCCCTTCGGCGTTCTCAAGTTCCTTGGTCATGTTGCGTAACTCGTCCGCACCTTTCTCAAGAATGGCGACCATCCCCGGCATGGCAATAGTGCCAAACACTTCTGCCATCTCGTTTGTTTTTGATAGGTGTGGTCTGAGTTCTTGAACGAGTTCATCAAACGGTCTTAATCGACCGGTTGCCGTTACGGTATTAACGCCAAGGCGAGCCAACGCCTTTGCTGCGTCACCGGGAGGATTGACAAGTCTCAAAAGAGAGCGCCTTAACTGCCTACCAGACATCGAACCAATGATTCCAGCGTCTGCCATAATCTGAAGCGCAGCCGTAGTCGTTTCAAAACTGAGTCCAGCAGTTTTCGCAACTGGACCAACCATCTTGAACGCATTACCTAATTCGACAAGATTGGTATTCGCAGTCGTGAACGCTTTTGTCAAAACGTCCATTGCATTTGTAGTGTCTGCCGCAGCTATGCCGTAGCCTCTCGTAACCTTCGCAGCGATATCAGCAGCCGTCGCCATATTCATAGAACCAGCAGCAGCTAAGTTCAAT